TTGTCCATTTGCAGAACCCAAAGAAACGCCAGTAGGTAATGCACCAGAAGTTACAGAAAACGCAAGCGTTCCACCGTCTGGTTCTGCGGCAACAATAGTAATTGTTGACATTGCAATATCTTCATTAATAGACCCTAGATTACCAGCAGCAGTTGAAAATGCTGGTACACCATTATAGGAAATACCATTCGTTAGTGTTGCAGAAAGTCCATTTGCATTTGTTATCGCAACATCATAATCCGCAGCAGTCTTTGCCGGTGTTGTAAATGTAATACTAGTCGAACTAACAACAGAAACAGAAGGTGCAGTAGTTCCACCAATAGTCACCGTTGCGCCTGCCTTAAAGTTTGTTCCTGTAAGAGTTATTGTTTCCCCACCAGCAGGATCAGCACCAGTTATAGAACCAGCATATGCAAGAGAAGTGATAATAGGCGGACTGTCAATTGCCTGCCAAGAATTGGTTACAGTATTCCACTGTTCTAATGTTCCTACTGTAGTGTTAAATCTCATATATCCAGCAGCAGGACTACTTGGACGCTGTGCAGTTGTACCGTGAGGAACACGCATAAACTGACCATCGAAATCAGGATTATCAGCAATCTTTGGAGAGGTTACTGCATCATCTTGAATACCGTCTGTTTTGATTCTTGAAATTGCCATTTGTGTCTGTCCTGTTTCTTTTTATTTATTACGGTTTGGTTGGCCATGTGATTTGTGTTTCATCCATGACACCTTTGTCTGTCAAAGGAACTGTGCTATATGTTTCTGTCATATCACGAAGTGACTGACGATATGTTGCCCATGATGACTTTTGTGAATCTGTCAAAGGACTATCTGGCATCTGTGTCCAATCACTTTCTGCAAGAAGTCTGTCTCTCCACATTCTTAATTCATACAATCCGTGTTCATTAGTTCCCTTTGTCGTACCATAATTTATTGTCATTATTTCACTCCCCAAAGATGTGCTTTTACATATGCAGTCATATCATTAGAATGACTTACTTGGTCTAAATTAAGTCCAAGAACACCAATACCAGATGCTGCGCCACCACTAGCGGCAAACGAAAAGGTATTAGTTGCCTGTCCAACACCACTATAATGATAGTTGGTAATACCATATGCTGCAGCATCATAATCTGCGTCATTTCTTTGTCCATTCACAATATAACCTGTGATATATCCAGCGATGCCTGGGCCAGCGGCTAAATAGAAAATTCTATGGTAATCACCAGTTCCAGTATCAGGAGTATTGTTTGAATTATTATCAGTACGTCCGTTAGTTATAGTACGTCCAGTAATTCTACTTCCACCAGCGGTAGACTTATAAGATTGCCACAAATGATAGTTGCCGCCAGGACTTGTTGGCATGATTTCAAGAGTATACATGAATGTTTTATAAGTGCTAAGATATGAAGTAAAATCGAAAATTTCAGTGTCATTGTTGTAATTTACTGCACTACTGTCAGATCTGGTGAGAAGCAAATCCATACCATTATTAGTTTTATGTGTACCAGTAAAGGTGTAATTTGCTGTTAAATCTAGTGCAGAAACGCCAACAGCGTTGTCAGCAATTCCTCTAGACCTTGTTTTAATCAATGCCATTATGGTTTCTCCGGCCATGTAACATCATCAAGCGATGTTGCATCATCTGTTATATCTCTAAGTGCTTGTCTGTATGTTTTCCATGCAGTAGGAATGTTTGTTCCTAGTTCTTTGTGCATAGTGACAACCCAATCTGTTTCTGCGAGTTTAGTGTTTCTTTCTGCACGAAGAAGTTTTAGAGGTTCTGCATTTTCTAATTCTGTAGCTTTTGCAGTAATCTCATCTTCTGTTGGTTGAGTTTGACTTTCATCTTGCCATGTAATATCTTCACCATACATAGTCCATTTTGCATTTGGTCTAAGTTTTGCAATTGCTTCAGCTCTTAAAGTTATACTCATTGTTTAATCTCCATAACCATAATAGATGATTCACCAGAATTACTATCCTTATTAACATTAGAAGGACTTGAAGGGTCATCAAACTGTCCAGACAATTTATATGTAATTTGACTTGTTGTATTTGGCGTATCATAAACTTGATACCCCCAACCACCATGTCGTAAATCGTGATTTCTACTCACTGTCCAAAAGTTTGCATTAGAAATCCATATTTGAGTCGCATCTCTATAATTTCTAGGTGTAAATCTTGCATTTGTATTTGTTCCTGCTTGAACACCTTGAATAAAACTAGTAATAATAAATTTAGAATTTTGATACACAGGAGTAATATTTACACTCACAATGTCAAATATATTTGAATTTGTTGTTGATATTGCTGTTCCATTACCATTAAAAACAGTTTGAAGAACCGTTCCGGCCGGCAAATCTGTGTTTGTTAAACCATAAGTGACTGTCTTACCACTCAAGTCTAGAGTAGATGCCAGTTTTGCATCTGTTACTGCACTTGAAGCAATCTTTGCAGCACTCACCGTTCCGTCAGTTGGTGTTCCAATATTAAGAACATCTCCAAGTGCCATGATGAAGTCGATGTTATCAGAACTTGTTAGAGCAGAAGAGAATGTAATCGTTGAACCAGATACAGTAAAAGAACTGCCAGGCTTCTGAATAACACCATTGAGTGAAACGATTAGTTGATTTGCAGTAGCAGGAGAAAACGCAACACTACTCAATTGCAAGTTATATGTTGCAGTAGCAGAAGCGGTAATTGCATCCAATACATGATATGCACCTGTAATCGGTTGTTGTCCTATGAATGGCATATTATTGTTTCCTAATCTCGTTCATACTATTTATCACGATGGTTTTGTAGGCCATGTAACATCATCAAGTGATGTAGCACTGTCAGTGATATCTCTAAGTGATTGTCTATAAGTTTTCCAAGCATCACTCATGGTTACATCAGAGTTTGCCATCCAATCAGATTCAACAAGCATTTCATTTCTTGTTTTTCTAAGAAGTCCTAAAGGTTCTGCATCATTTAATTCTTTTAATTTATCAGAAACTTGTTTCCACGTTACACCAAAATCGGATGGGTCAGTAGAAACGATTGCCATACCTTCACTATCTGCACCAGTGATTTTAGAAAAACCACTATTGAATTCTGATTCTGATGTTGGTTCACCGTTTAATGCCCAATCATTAATTCCAAGTTTTATTATTGCATCTGTTATGCTTGCCATTATATTCTCCTGTTATGCCAATATTTCTGTTGCAGTTAGTGTACCAACTCCGTCAACTTGGTCGCCGCTATTTGCATTAGATAAGCTATTTTCGCATCGGTTAAAGAAATAACCAGAACCCTGTGTTACACAATAAACTTTATAGGTTATCTGTTGTGTTGTATTTGGTACATCCAAAATGTCACAAACAGCTGTCATAACCATAATTTCATCTGAAGCACCGTCACCAGTATAACCAGAACCAGCAAAATTACTTTTTCTACGATTGGTTGCTTGAGTGTTTTGTTGACCCACACTAGCAAAAGCACCACTTCCAATCTGTCTATATAAAATCAATCCCCCACCAGATGAGTTCACAGAGGCATGATGAATTGAACACTCAACTCTAATTTTACTAGATGCTGCTGCTGGTGTTATCACTAGTGACCAGCCTGGAATCTCAATATAACTTGAGGATGTTGTTGTAAAATGGTCTGTCTTTTTACTTTGAACTATCTGTCCAATCTTACCAGCGCCAGATACCGTTCCAGTGAAAGCAAAGTTATCTGCCAGATTGATAGATTCTGATTGTATTTTACTTAATGGCATTATTTTTTCCTATAATCTTATTCATTCATACTTACCCTGATATTTCCCTAACGGTAAGTGTAGAAATAAACCTCATGTCATATGAGATTGTATCTCTATCTGGATGTGTCCTGTTGATATATGTTACAGGTGACCCTTGGTTATCAAACCTTCTTGCCGCACGAACATCAAAAGTAACAGCACTGGTTGTGCTAGGTGATACTAACAACTCTCGTGTTATATATGATGCTTTTCCGTGAGACGTTTGGTCAGTTTGATTATCTATACCATTAAAGAAAGACAGAGGGCGGTTGGATGCGGCATCTGCTTTCCCAATTTCAGTTCCATCTTGGAACAACCCACAATGCCAAGCATAATAATTAGCAGCCAAAGCAATGCTCCCAGTAACAAGGATTTTGTTTGATGCACTAGATGGCGTAATGGTAACTGTTAAATTTGGAACTTGAACGAAAGTGCCTGATGTGGTCGAAAAGGTGTCGGTTTTCACTGCTTGTAAAACTTGCAACATAGTACCACTAGGCAGTTGTGTCGCTGGTAATGTTCCAGTAACTTTTGAACCAGATAAATTAATTGCACAATTAGCAATCTTTGCAGCAGAAATAGTTCCATCAGCAGGAACGACTGAGTTCTCTTCTACACCCTTGAATATGACATAGAAGTTAATTCCGTTTGCTGGTGCAGCAGACATTGTAAGAGTTGTTCCGTTAACGGTATAAGCATCGGTAGGTTCTTGGCGAACATTACCTACGAATACTTCAATATCGTTTGCAGAAGCAACTGCACTACTTAATGTGAATGATGTTGTACTACCGTTTGCTGTGAAATCTTGTTTAGTTCTTGAAGAAAAACTAGCATTTGGTGTACTTCCAAGATATGGCATAGTTTACTCCCTTATGCTTTTTCCATTAGACCCATTACTACATCAATAGCAGAACCAGTTCCTGCTTTGACTTTGAGGATGTCTCCTGCCTCTAAAATATATTTTTGTCCAGCGAGTGTTTCCAATGTAGTATTCGCTGGGATAGTTACATTGTCTAAAAGTTGAAATGTAGCATTAGAAGCAGAAGTATCTGTAAACTGAACTTGTACTGTTACAGCACTAGTTGTCTTGTTTGCAATTGCAAGTCCAAGAACAACAGTCTGTGTACCAGAAGGACAAGTATACAAAGTTGCATATGAACTATTGGATACGTTTGCTGTTGCTGCATTTTTGAATGTGTTCGCCATGTTTTTTTCCTATTTATCCTAAAGCAATTGCCAGTGCTGT